GTCGCGGCTACCAGATGGCCTAGTTTGACCTTGGCCGAAAGCTGATACGCTAGGCTGGGGTGGTCCGGGCGGGTTAACCGTACCTCGTGGTGATTGGGTGCTCGTGTTTCCTTGTTCATTCATTCTCGCAATTTACACGCTTCACTTGCTTGATTCAACCTTCAAACAAACTTAACACAAACCATGCCCCTTTATCTTGTAGATAAAGTTGGGGCATCTTTGATGTAATAACGCGAGGCAGTCGCTTAAGCGATGTTGCAGTTTGTGTGCCGTTTCAATGTCGTCAGATAGTAAAAGGTAGCCATCATCGTAGATTCTGTACGACACCATCGTAGTTTGGTCATTACTGGTGAGATGAAGTTCAAGTTTCAAAGCAGTAGACACTGGTCTTCCAATAATGTCCATGGGTATTCTCAAAATCTTGTCTTCGAAAAGTACAGTCCCGTAGGCTCTGCATGGTCGCGTTGGGTGTTGAGCTTGGTAAGCTGGGAGGTCACGCGTGCTGGTGGATGGTCGCATTTCATCCGGTACTGGTGTGACGTGAGGATGGTCGAGCACTTGTGCCACCGCGGAAGTGAGCTCATCAAGTTTAGTGTGTAAACTCTCTAGACTATGCTCAATGGTTTCGAATCCGTCAGCTGGTTTTGAAGAGCTCGGCTGGTTGGTTTCAAGCCTTGATGATTGAAGTGTGCCGTATATGTCGTCGACCTTTCCAGTCAGAGCAACTAGCATTTCACGTAACCGATTTAGTGGCGTACCTTGTGATAACAGATTGCTCGGGTTTAGCATGTCTAAGATTGAATCCACATTGTGATTGATATGTGTGAGCCACTCTAAGGAGTTTTGGTGTAGGGCGTGAAGTTGTCCAAATAATTCATCCAGGGGTAGCGTAACCGGCGGCACATCATATCTAGCTGGAGGAACGTAACCCAACAGTGTGCGAGTGGCATCCAAAGCAATGTTTGCATTTGAGAAGAAAGTGCGTTTGAAATTTGTGAGGGGTGTGTCGGGTGTCGCAGACCTTGTCTCGGCAGATGCTGCGTTAGGATTCGCGTTAGAACCCAAGCCGGAGTCGCACAGGCGGTCTCGGATAAGTTGCCAGCTGGTGGTAGTGGCTGAGTAGAAATTGTCCAATCTGGCGCCGGTAGTCTGCAATTCCACTCCTAAAGTCCGCAGTTGGTTGAGCAAAGTGTCTCTGCAGCTATTTGTGTTTGTGATGATTAGTTCGCGCGCACGGTCTATATGGAGAGTGGTCACAATCACCATGTTTGCTCCAGCTGAAAGATTCTACGATGGTGGGCACGTGCTCAAGAGGGCAGTTAGACACTTGCACTGAGGCGCCTGTGACTGTGATTATGCAGCCTCGTTGTGGTCCGTCAATGAGGTTCAGAGCAGCGTACGCAAAGGCGGCGGCGAGGACGGCTAAGCAGCAGTATAGCCAATGAGAGGATGAATACGAAGAGCAAAGGAATGAGTGATCCTCCTTGTTGGCCGCCAGAGTTGGGTCTGTAGTAATGGATTTGTTTATTGCCGTCACAATAGCGCCCGCCGTGTGGCAAGTTGTGTGTATTGTCTCCGACGTGTGGCAAGTGGTTGGACCTGAGTGTGTAAATCAATATGCCGGCAGCGAGGCCTCCTGCAAGGGTGATATATACCTTAGAGTAGTCTGGAGGAGGGGCGAAACTCATCCGCCTGTGGTCGTCAGCAATTAGTTATTTGGGGCAGGTGAGTGTCCGTTATCAGGTTGAGGCGGTTGACGGCACGGGTGGCAGCAATGTAAAATCCGACACGATCTTTTTGAAATTCAGTGGAGTGATAAACAAGGGTTACTTCGTCGAACTCTAAGCCCTGAACTTCTGAGGGAGATCGTGAGCATACGTTGTGGCTCTTAGTCAGTTGGCGGGAAGCGGGTCCCAGATGAAGAACTTGTCCCAAGGGTGGAGACGGGTCACTGCTGTAAATCGGAAGTTGTGCAATGTTGCCTTCTGAGGTCCCTGTGATGTCGTAGTCAAGTGTGGTTAAGAAATCGCAAACAGCTTTGGGCACTCTGTGCGAGTTACGCTTGACGAAGTGGGCTTTGTAGTGCAGATTGCCTTGGAAAGGGTCCCCAATCAAGATGTTGAATGGTGCCAAAATAGATTCGTCACCCAGCTGATACTCGTCAAGAATCCGGGTCTCGTGGTCTGTCAAAGCAGTTGTGAGCTCAGGCGTTGTGATTCCAGGCGAAGCAAGTGTGCGACCGTAGGGTGCTCCAAGCGTACACGCGATGGTGGATTGAAACTTCGACAATGCTTTAACTAAAGTGGATTTGCCGGAACCAGGTACCCCGTGGATGACGATGGGTTCTCTAATAGGAATTTCGGTGCGCTCGAATCCGTGGTTGTTTACGATCTGTAGGATCAGGTCAATCTTCATTTCAAACTAATCTAGAACATAACTGTCAGGCATGGGTTTACGTAATAGTTAGTCTATCTATCTTAATGTTAGTAATTAATACGATCACGCGTCTATAGAGAGGCAAGTTGGGGAAAGAGGTCGCTAAGTAGCGGTTCTTTGCCTTCAGGAGGGCCGGATGAGTCGATGTGGTCTCGAGTTTGAGTGTCCCTCGCGTGGTTCATGTCTTCCCTGTCCGCTCGGCTTGAATTGAGTGCAAAGTGGTCATCGATTATCTCGAACGGTAAACTGACGCTGTCGTACTCATACGTCGACACTCTTTTAGCGCTGGGGTCGCGAATTAGCCTATCAGACGTCACATGGAATACTGGTAAGTGGTCGCCAGAACTTGGTGGTTGCATCCCTTTCTTAATTAGAGTTCTGGTGACTAGCTGATGTTTTTCCATTTCGTTCTCATCAAACACATCGTATAATTGGTCACCAAGCCGGTATGCAAAGAGATAGTCAATGGCGTAGCTGCGTTTAACTTCCTCCACTTTTCCAAGTCTCAACGCAAGTTGTAAGGATTGGTATAACTGCACGGGAGACTTAACAATGCCATACTTGGTAAGTCGCCAGCCGCAGAAATCAGGTTTATTGGTTACCAAAGGCTTTGCTTTGAGTGAGAATAAAGGTTCTGCGTATT